CAATGGCCGTGTTCAGACGCAAGTGGTAGCGTTGAAACAGATCATCCGCAAGGCCCGTGAAGAAGGTGACATTGACACCGAAACGGAAGCCCAGCAACGCCTGACTGCGCTCACCATGGAGCAAAGCCAGATCACAGCTGCTACCCAGCAGCGCGAGCAGCAGGTCCAGCAGTGGAACTACCAGCAGCAGGTCGCTGCCCAGCAAGCTGCCCAGCAGCCCCAAGTACAAGTGCAGCAGGAAGTTGATCCCCGAGTAGAGGATTGGGCCGAGCGCAACCCCTGGTATGGCCGCGATACCGCCATGACTCATGCAGCATGGGGAATCCATCGACAGTTGATTCAAGTTGAGGGATTTGACCCAAACAGCAATGAGTATTATGATGAGCTAGACAACCGCTTAAAGCAAACTTTCCCCCAGAAGCTGGGTGGAGGTCAGCAGCAAGCGCAAACTAACAGAGCCGCCAGACCCGTGCAAACGGTGGCACCTGCATCCCGATCATCGGGTATCAACAACGCACGCCGCACTGTCAAGTTGACACCAAGTCAAGTTGCAATTGCCAAAAAGCTGGGTGTTCCTCTCGAGGAATATGCCAAGTACGTAAAGGAGTAAGACCATGTCAGACGTCAAAGTACCTACCCTCAATCGCAGTTCTCGCGGGGCCGAATCTCGTGAGAAAGATGCGCGACGTAAACCTTGGGCTCCCCCTTCACGACTGGATGCGCCTCCCGCGCCTCCTGGATACAAGCACCGTTGGATTCGCGCTGAAGCCGGTGGTATTGATGACCGCACGAACATCTCTGGAAAGCTCCGCGAGGGGTATGAGTTGGTTCGTGGGGACGAGTACCCCGACTATCATGTGCCAACAATAGAAGACGGCCGACATGCTGGTGTTATCAGCGTGGGAGGCTTACTTCTTGCACGTATCCCGATTGAGACACTGGCAGAGCGCAGCGCGTATTACCAAAGTAGAGCGAATGACCAATTACAGGCGGCGGATAACGAGTTGATGAAAGCGAATGCCCACAACAGCATGACCATTCAGCGACCCACACGTCAGTCTCGCGTTTCTTTTGGCGGCTCTAACAAGGGCTAACCGAATTTAATCTTTTTAAGGAAATGACAAATGGCAAACGTAAATAAGCCCTTTGGTCTGCGTCCTCTCGGCAATCTCTCCGCTACTGGTGGTCAAAAACAGTACGGCTATGAGATTGCGGATAACCAGTCCGGGGCAATTTTCCAAGGCGACTTGGTGACCATTGACAATGGTTACTTGGTCAAGTTCAACAACACCGACCACACGGTTGCAGTTGGCGTGTTCAATGGATGCAATTACATTGACCCCACCACTGGCAAACCCACCTGGAAGAACTACTATCCTGGTTCCGTCAACATCACTAGCGGCAAGATCATTGCTGACGTGATCGACGATCCTAGCCAGTTGTTCATCATCCAGAACGCTGGCACCCCCACCCAGGCTGCATTCGGCACCAACGCTGACATCACCGCTTCCACCACTGGTAGCACCACAACTGGTATGTCTAACATGTCCATGAGTGGTACTTTCACGGAAAGCGCTGCTGCCAACTTGAAGGCAGTCGGTTTGTGGAATGTTCCGGGCAACGAGTTGGGCCAATACGCCGTTCTTGTTGTGAAGATTAACGAGCACATGTACGGCAGCACTGGCACGCCGGGCTTTAGTACCTAAGGAGATAAATCATGGCAATTTCACGTGCACAACTGGTGAAAGAGCTTGAGCCTGGTCTCAATGCTTTGTTCGGACTCGAGTACAAAAACTACGAGAATCAACACACCCAAATCTACGCCATCGAATCTTCTGACCGCGCGTTTGAAGAGGAAGTGATGGAATCGGGCTTTGGCGAAGCTCCTGTGAAGACCGAGGGCGCGGGCGTTTCATACGACCAAGCTCAAGAGGTCTACACTGCCCGCTACACCCACGAGACTATCGCTTTGGCGTTCTCGCTGACAGAAGAAGCTGTTGAAGATAACCTCTACGACCGCTTGTCTGCCCGCTACACCAAGGCTTTGGCTCGTTCCATGGCTCAGACCAAGCAGATCAAGGCTGCGGCTGTGCTCAACGGCGCTTTCACCACCTCCATCGGTGGCGACGGTGTTGTTCTGTGCGCAACCAACCACCCCACCCTGTCCGGCCCCAACCTGGCCAACACCTTGGCCACGCCCGCCGACTTGTCCGAGACCTCCTTGGAACAGTCTTTGATCGACATTCAAGCGTTCACCGATGAGCGTGGTTTGAAGATTGCGGTGCAAGGGTTGAAGCTGATCATCCCTAAAGAGTTGCAGTTCACGGCTGACCGTATCCTCAAGTCCACACTGCGTGTGGGCACTGCGGACAACGACGTCAACGCGATCCTCAACATGGGCATGGTGCCTCAGGGCTACGTGGTTAACAACTTCCTGACCGATCCAGATGCGTACTTCATCAAGACTGACGCTCCTAACGGCATGAAAATGTTTGAGCGCGTTACCTTGAAGACTGGTTTTGAAGGCGACTTCGACACCGGCAACGTGCGCTACAAGGCCCGTGAACGCTACAGCTTTGGCTTCAGCGATCCCCGTGGCATATTTGGCTCACCTGGCGCTTAAGCAGCACTAAGAAAAGGCCCTTCGGGGTCTTTTCTTTTTCTGTAAATGGTGTATATTTACTCTATTCCGGGCCTTTCCGGTGTATCTGACAGTCCCGGCTGACGACATGCAGACAGATACGCCCCAACTTGCATGTAAGGAAAAATCATGGCATCAACTACCTTCTCCGGCCCAGTCACGTCCACCAATGGTTTTGTTGGCGATCTCACAGGCAACGTCACAGGCAACGTCACAGGCAACGTCACAGGCAATATAGCAGGCACAGGCCGCATCACGCACGCTACGACCGCTGCAATTAATGCCACTGCAACAGCCACTGCTGCTCAAGTTGCTACGGGCTACATTACTTCCACTTCTGCTGCTCCAACCACAATTACTTTGCCTACAGGAACTTTGCTTGGAACACAACTAAGTGCGGCCAAGGGTACAATTTTTGATTTGTACGTGGACAACACTGGTGGCGCAAGTACTGTGACAATTGCAGTGGCTACAAATGGTATTAAGTCGGATGCAGCAAATACCACTGCGGCAAGTTTTGGTCAATTAACAGTGGCTTCCGGTGTAACGGGTTTAGCTCGTTTCACTCTTATGTTCTCCAGCGCCACAGCATACGTCTTCACACGCACTGCTTAATTAGGAGCCGATATGAGCAACAGCAATATCCAAGCAGTCACAAAGACTGCGGATGGTCACGCAATTGCCGGTCGCACACGGGTAGCTGGCATCTATTTTACAAACACGGCCACGGCCGCGTCTTTTACCCTGAAGAACGGCAGCACCACTGCGGGCACTGTACTGTTGACCATCACTACCCCTGCTGCGGCCAGAGCTACTAACCTTGTCCTTCCGGATATGGGAATTCTCTTCGACTCAGGGGTGTTTATTGATGTTTCCAGTGCTGAAGTTACCAGCGTGACGCTACTGTTTTATGGTGGAGCAGCGCAGTAATGGCTAAGAAAGGCCTTTCCCTTTCGGTAGGTCGCGGCAAGAAATTGCCCGTCTCCAAGGGGGGCTGAATAATGGCTGCCTCTCATTTTTCTGGGCCAGTCGTTTCAGCTAATGGTTTTATTGGCGATATAACGCTTACAACTCCCTTGGCTGTTGCTTCTGGCGGTACAGGCAGAGCTGTTGGTAATTACTCTGTATATTCCAGAGAAATACATGTTAGCAATGCTGATGGTAACGATACGACAGGTGATGGCACTTTAATTAACCCTGTTCAAACAATTACTAAAGCGTTAACACTACAAACTGGAACCCGTCTTACTGTTATTGTGCATCCCGGAGTCTATGCAGAAAGCCCCACAGTAACTACAACAAACACAACAATTGCAACCGCTGAACTCACTGGTGCTAACACGCAAATTACTGGAACATTGACACTGTCTGCTGCGGTTCGTGTTAGTGGCATTAAACTAACTAATTTGACTATAACAGGGTCTGGTAACACTTACATTTCAAACTGTACCGTAGACACAAGAGTTATCAAATCAGGTTCAAATTATGTTGAAATTATCAACAGCGAATTGCAATGCACCTTAGGTATTCAGGTTTCTGGCGCTGGTGCTCTTTCTATTGTAGGAAACAAATGTTGGGCTGTAGCGGTATCTAATGCAAGCGCCAGTGTTTTAATTAAAGATTGTTTCCAAGTGCTTACCCCAAGCGTAACGGCCGGAACTTTGCAAATTGACG